AACGTACTAGCCCGCCGTAACATTGAATTAATGCGACGAGTTAAAGAACTAGAAACAGAAGTACAAACAAATAACTTTTAATTATGAAGATTTTAAACTTATATGCTTGTTTAGGGGGTAACCGTTACAAATGGGATGAGGTTACTGACAATTTAGAAATAACGGCAGTAGAACTTGACCCAGAAGCTGCACGATTATATCAAGAAAGATTCCCTAATGATATAGTAATTGTAGCAGACGCACACCAATACTTATTGGAAAATTACAAAAATTTTGATTTTATATGGAGTTCCCCACCTTGTCCAAGTCATAGTAGAATTAATTATAGTCAATATACAAGGGAAAGCTGGAAGCCAAGATATCCAGATATGAAACTTTATGAAGAAATTATTTTTTTAGATAATTTTTTTGATGGGAAATATTGTATTGAAAATGTAATACCATATTATGAGCCATTAATACCAGCTCAAAAAAGAGGTCGTCATTTGTACTGGACAAATTTTAACCTACCTTATAACATAAACGAGCGTAAAAACCCAGACTTGTCTAGAACAAAAGATTTAATAAATGCACTTTCTAAATACCACGATTATGATTTTAAAAAATACAAGGGAGAACAGCCAGTAAGAAAAATGGCACGCAACCTTGTTGATTATGAAGCTGGCAAAACTATTTTTGAAACTGCTTTAGGTATAATTAATCAACCAAATACAACACAACCAAAACTATTTTAAATGCCACGCTGTCGTAATTGTAAAGAAAAGTTTATACCAGTAAAATTTAATGCTAAATTCTGCCTAAAAGACGAATGTATTAAGGCCTTTGTAGAAGAAGTAAAGACGGCTAGCTGGAAAAACACGAAGAAGAAATGGACTAACGAACTAAAAACTACTAGCGACTGGCTCAAAGAAGCCCAGAAAGTCTTTAACTCCTACATAAGAAAACGCGACGAAGGCAAACCTTGCATAAGTTGCGAAGGAAAACTAGGCGCTAAATTTGACGCTGGCCACTATTTCAGTTCTGGCGGACATAAAGCCGTTACTTTTGATGAGAATAACGTACACGGCCAATGCGTAGCGTGCAACCAATTTAAACACGGAAACTTATTAAACTACCAGATAGGCATAGAAAAGCGCATAGGCGCAGACAAGTTACTAGAGTTACACGAAAAGGCACACCAAACTCGAAAGTACACGCCAGATGAACTACAATACATAATCTTTACCTACAAAGAAAAACTAAAAGATGTTCAAAATAAAAGTAAGTGACCAGATACTAGCATACAGCCAACTAGAAGTAGACATTTACGAATTTGGTAAGCGCAAAGAAGCAAACGGCACTAAAGAACAGCAACTAACTGGCGTAATAGGGCAAAATGTAGTAATGCAACTATTTGAACAAGGGTACGTAGACGGCTCGCAAGGCTTTGACGGCGGAACAGACCTAGTTTATAACGGAAAAAGAATAGACGTTAAGACTATGGGCCGTACTTCTGAAGCTAGACCAGAGTATATAAACAACTTTATAGCTTTACAAGACTACCTAGAAACGGACATTTACATATTTTGCAGTTACAACAAGTCAAATAACGAAGTAACTATTTGCGGTTGGCTAGATAAAACGACATTTAAAGAACGTAGAAAGTTTTACCCTAAAGGAACAACCAGAACTAGAGCCAATAGCACTACGTTTGTAACAAAAGCTGACCTTTACGAAATAGAAAATTACAAGCTTAACGACGTTTTGAGTATAGAAGACTTAAAAAAACAACTGTTAAAATAAAATAATTTGCTTGTATATTAAAAATATGTATATATTTGCATATAAATAACGTTTAAAAACAATACACTATGAAACATTTATTTACAGCGCTTGCGGCTTTTCAGCAAGAAGTACCAGTAATTCACAAAGGGACGCAAGGCTTTGGCTATTCCTACGCTGACTTACCTAAAATTTTCGAAGTAATTAACCCACTTCTAAAAAAACACGGGCTAGGCTTTACCCAAGTACTAACGTCAGACGAAAGCACGAACTACGTAAATACTATTATTTTCCATTGTGAAAGTGGCGAAAGTCTAGAAAGCAAATGCGCTATTCCTTACGTTCAGTTAAAGGGAATGAATGACTACCAAGCTTTCGGCTCTGGCGTAACTTATTACAGACGCTACGCACTTTCAGCGGCTCTAGGTCTAGTAACAGACAAAGACACGGACGCAAGTGGCGAACAAGTTAAGAAACTACCTAGCATAGACGCTAAACGCTTTCAAGACGCACTAAAAGCAATAGCTGACGGCAAAGTAACAAAGGAAAAGATTACTAGCGCCTTTCAATTAACGGAGTCACAAACAGAAATGCTTAACGCCCTATGACTGCTTTTAAAATACGATGCTCGGCAATAGGTAAAATAATGACTAACCCCCGTACAAAAGGGGAGTTATTAAGCCAAACGGCAAAGACCTACATAGAAGAAGAAGTATTGCGTGCTAAATACGGCGTAATTAAGCCGTTTTACAGCCGTTACACCGACAAAGGTAACCTAGTAGAAGGCGAGGCTATAGAAATGGCGTCTAACGCGCTAGAATTAGGTTTAATCTGGAAAAACGAAGAACACTTTACAAACGACTTCTTAACTGGAACTCCAGACGTAAACACGGACGGTATACTTTTAGACGTTAAGTCTAGCTGGGATGCCACTACTTTTCCGTTTTTTGCTACCGAAATACCGACCAAAGACTACTATTACCAACTTCAAGGATATATGGAGTTGACGGGTAAGACAAAAGCGCTATTAGTTTACTGCCTAGTTAACACCCCTATAGAAATGGTAGAAGACGAAATAAGACGCGCTCATTGGAACGCTCATCTTTTAGAAGAAGACCTAGACCTTCGCGACGAAATTCTAAAGCGCCACGTATTCGACCATATACCACTAGGCCGACGCGTTAAAGTCTTCGAAGTAGAAAAAGACGAACAAGTAATAAACGAAATAAAAGACCGCGTCGAACTATGCCGCGAGTATTATAACACCTTATACAATTTCCTATGAAACAAGAAGTAGAAGACCAGATAGTAAAAAGCGTACTAGCGAAGTACGTCGAACGCTCAAACACGGGGCTAAAAAAATACGGAACACCTTTAACACGTCAAGACTTAACGTTAACAGACTGGATAACCCACCTACAAGAAGAACTTATGGACGCCACGCTGTACCTTGAACGCATACAAAAGGACATAACGCTAGTAGAAATAGAAGCTTTCAGTAATGGTTACCGCGAAGCAATTAAAACACAAACTAAATAATATGAGTTACGAACTAATAGCAAAGCCCAACACTTGGGATAGGACATTTACTATTCGTTTAAAGTACACGAAAGGAATTGAAAAGTACCGAACCAATAAACTAACAGAAGACGAATTTAAGGTAATGTCAACTTACACGCCTAAAGAATGGGAAATTTACCTAGATACGGCAGATAACTACAAAAAGATATGAAACTAGACAAAGAAAACAAACGCGAAGAAATGGCCGCTATTGGCACAATGATTTTAATAACCGCAATACTGACAGCGGTAACTTTGTCAGTAATTTTTAATATATTCTAAATGGAAAAGAAAAATAATTCTGGTGCAATCTTTAAAAACAACTACAAGCAAATGCCTAACCACCCAGACTACAAGGGTAACTGCGTAGTAAACGGTAAAGAAATGGACGTTGCGGTATGGATTAAGCAAACACAGAAAGGCGAAAGCTTCTTTTCGCTATCATTCAGCGAGCCGTACGTAGCACCCGAAAAAATGGAACACAAGCCGCTAGTACCAAACGACGACCTACCTTTTTAAAAGTTATGAACATTAACGACACAGAACTACGTAACAAATTACGCGAGGTTTTAAGGTACAAAACAAGAAACGAAATAGCAGAAGAAATAAAAGCCTATACTGGTAAGTTTCATCACTTTCAAATTGATAATTTCCTACAAGGTAAAGACGTTTCGTTAAAGACAGCCATAAAACTAGACGAGTATTTAATACGTCACGAACTTTAAACTACTAACTACTACTAGAAGCCCCTTAATTGGGGCTTTTTTGTTAACAACTTGTTGAAATACAAATATAAATAACCTTACTTTTGAGTATGGAAATACTATTTTACATAGCGCTAGGCTGGTTTCTGGTAACGTTTGAACCTATCCAGCTATTACTTGACTACATTTTTAGTAAGTTGCCGCTAAATTCCTTTACAATTTACATACACGCCGCTTTTGGCTGTCCTAAATGCGTGGGCTTTTGGTCTACGTGGTTACTTTCTGGCCAGTTTCTAGTCGCGTGTTTGGTTAGTTTGTCAACATACGCAATAGACTTATGCTTACAGAAGCTGAAAAAATAGAAATAGACGGACTGCTAGAGCAAGTAACCCCCAACAGATTAAGTAAGCTACACTTAAAGAAGCTTCAAAAGATTAGGGTAAAAGTTACTGGCAAACAAGAAAACGGCTGTCTATGCGCAACGGCAGACAGATTAAAATTTTATAATGAGTTCCTTGTCTGGTATCAAAAACACGCTTGACGCTTACATAAGTAAGAATTACGACGAAGTTAGGCGCTACACTAACCACTTACTGACGTCTTATAACAATTACAAGAATATTAAGCTGTCAATGTTAAAGGCCGACACCATTATAAACAACGCCTATTTACACGTCGTCACTATAGAAGCCGAAAAAACCGACGAAAACAGCGTAAAAAGCTACCTACTTAATAGTATAAAAATGCAGATACTATGGCCCACGTCGTTAAGCCACAAACAAGACGACTGCCATAGCCAAGAACCTATTATAGTAGACGAACCCGAAGACACGGACATTATAGACAAGATAGAAATAGAAGCCCGCTACAACCTACGTAAGTACTGCATACAAAAATATATGTCAGAAGTCAAAGACCCAGTAGAAAAACGGATAGCAGAAGCCTATTTCATAGAAGAACGCCAAACCGCTAAAGCTATGGCCGACTTTTTCGACATTCCTAGAACGTCAGCCCATTATATGATTAGGAACTTGAAACAAAAACTTCGCGAACTCGAATATAGTTATAGATATGTCAAGTAAAACGAGCATAGCAACGGGAGTAATTATAACGGCAATAGGTGTATTAATAGCCCTAGCCGAATTTAAACACGCACTTTTTGCAACTGGCGTGCTGGTTGCTATCGGTGGTATTTCGCAGATTATTGAAACTATTGAAAACACGAAAAATGAAAATTAAAGAAGAACACAAGGGTAAGACTATCATTACTTACGATAGCGTACTAGGCCAGCGCCGAGTAGAAGTAGACAAAATAGACCCCAAACGCTTTACATATTACCAAAGCATAGGTCTAGGCTACTTATTCGAACCAGAAGCCAAAACAATTAGCTACACGGGAATAGACCAAGAAGTAGCGCAAGCTGACGCTGTAGAAGAACCGAAGCCAGTTATTAAGAAAACACGAAAACGCAGAAAAAATGCCGCAACCAATTAAAGGCGAAGGTAAAGACAAGTTCTTACAACGCTGTATGGCCGACGAAGAAAGCGTAGGAGCATTTCCAGAAGAAAGCCAACGCTATGCCGTATGCAATAGAGTATGGGACACACACAAACGCGAAGCTTTAAGCCGTTACGTTAAGTCACTTAAAAAGAAGTAATGCCTTTTTACATTTTAGATATGGGCCACAAAATGTACACGCTAGGTAAGTGCATAGAACAAGAACTAGCTAAAGACGAAAACCACGTTATAGTGTACCTTTCTGATATGCCTACTTTACTATGCGTAGAAGAACTAACAGAAGACCAATTTCTAGACCACTTTAAAAACACGAACACAAATGGGAAAACATAAATACATAGAAACCCCAGAAAAGCTATGGGAAATGTTTAAGGAATACGCTACCTACGTAAAGACAAACCCAAGAACCATAGATAAAGCACTACAAAGCGGTAAAGTAGTACAAGAAAAGCTAGAAGTACCCCTAACAATGGAAGGCTTTGAAATTTGGTGCATCGAAAATTACAGCGACTGCCATCATTACTTCGATAATACGGACGGGAGATACTCCGAATATGGGACAATCACTACGCGTATTAAGAAAGCAATCCGACGCGACCAAATCGAAGGCGGTATGGTTGGCCAATACAACCCGTCAATTACACAGCGTCTAAATAACCTAACTGAAAAGACGGACGTAACCAGCAACGGCGAAAACATAAACGAAATAAAAATTTCTATTATTAGACCCGATACTAAAGAACTAGAGTAATGGACCTAAAGTCTACAATAGTATTCGAACGTAATTACGACGCGCTTTATAGTAATGAGGCGCGTTTTATCATTAACGAGGGTGGCTCACGTTCTAGTAAGACATACTCGCTGTGTCAGCTTATAATGGTGTACTGTCTACAGAACCCGCACAAAGTTGTTTCAATCATTCGTAAGACATTCCCAGCGCTACGTGCTACAGCTATGCGCGACTTTCTAGAAGTACTTAAAGAAGCTGGTATCTACGACAAGGCTAGCCACAATATGAGCGAACATATCTACTCATTTCCGAATGGCTCTATAGTAGAGTTCTTTAGTGTGGACGACGAGCAAAAGATACGGGGGCGTAAACGTGACATAGCGTGGTGTAATGAAGCAAACGAACTTTTCCACGACGACTTCACACAGTTGAATATGCGTACCGAAAACAAGTTAATCTTTGACTACAACCCTTCGGATAGTACAAGCTGGCTTTACGAACTACCAAAAGACGAAAGCATACTAATAAAAAGCACCTATAAGGATAACCCCTTTTTACCCGACAGCATCAAACGCCAGATTGAAGACTTGAAACGTACAGACGAAGCGCTATATCAAATTTACGCACTAGGCGAACACGCTATAAGCAAAAGTAATA